TGTAGTTGTTTCAGTGGAAGGAGATGGAGTGCTTGTTGTAGTTGTCGGTATTGAAGGTGATGGAGCTACTGTCGTAGTTGAAGGTGATGGAGTGCTTGTAGTAGTTGTTTCAGTGGAAGGAGATGGAGCTACTGTTGTAGTTGTAGGTATTGAAGGTGATGGAGTGCTTGTAGTAGTTGTCGGTATTGAAGGCGATGGAGCTACTGTAGTAGTTGTCAATATTGAAGGTGATGGAGTGCTTGTTGTAGTTGTAGGTATTGAAGGTGATGGAGTGCTTGTTGTAGTTGTAGGTATTGAAGGTGATGGAGTGCTTGTAGTAGTTGTCGGTATTGAAGGCGATGGAGCTCCTGTTGTAGTTGTAGGTATTGACGGAGATGGAGTTCCTGTTGTAGTTGTTTCAGTGGAAGGCGATGGAGTAACTATAGTAGTTGTTTCAGTGGAAGGCGACGGGGCTCTTATAGTAGTTATTTCAGTGGAAGGTGATGGAGATCTTGTTGTAGTTGTTTCGGTATTTTGATTGGTATTTAATGTTATAGCATTGCTACTATTAGTTTTATTTGCCTTATTAATAATACTTTGTAAACCATAACATTCTTCTTCCGACATATAAGGTATTTGAAAATTATTAATACTATTTGGGAAACATATTATTACTTGATAATTACTTTCCTTAAAGTTTGAACATAGATCATAGCACGTAGTTGCTTTTACTAATTTAGTATTCCATATTAGTAAAATAGTAAATATGAGATATAAGTATAATTTTTTATTAATCATGACTATTAATAGTAAATTATAGATAGTGTTAATCAAATTTATATTTAATTAATTTTTCCAGCTTTTTTAAGAGTTTCATAGGCTTTTTTAATTTCATCTGGTGATATCTCTCCGTCTTTATTTAGATCTAGGTCCTTAAAAGATTTTGGTAATATACAATATTGACTTTCATTATTAAATAAATTTAACACTAATATAATAAAAGCAGCGGTAATAACAAGTGATACTATAACATCTCTCGTTGCTATAAAAGCAACAGTAAATATTAATATTCTTCTTATTAATTTACTGCTTAAAAATTGCTTATGATGTTTTGGAATATCAATTTCTATATATTTAGCTCCAATATTTAATAAAATCATAAGTATTCCATAAAAATATTTACTTTGATTAATTGTCTGGACAGATGTTTCAAACAACCCTAAATTAGATCGAGTAATAGACATTTAATATAAACTAATAAAATTTTATTACATAATTAATTTAATTTAAAACATTAATCAGGGTTCTTTTTTTTTGATATAAAACTTTCAAGTTCATGAATAGCATTATGTAGAGTTTTAAAATTATCATGTAAATTTTTACCAGGTTTTAATTTATTAATATTAAATTTTTCTTTAGTGTCGTCATCACTATCATCGTCACTATCATCATCACTATCGTCACCACTTCCTTCATCACTATCATCATCACTATCGTCATCACTTCCGTCATCACTATCATCATCACTTCCGTTATCACTATCATCATCACTTCCGTCATCACTATCATCATCACTCCCGTTATCACTATTATCATTACTAACTTCTTCATTATCAAACCCCTCTTTGAAGGTTTCTAATTTATTTTCAGTAAGATGTATCGTATTATCTAAATTAATTGAAACTAATAACGCAATTGATATAAATAGTCCTAATAATAAATTATCTTTACCTAGGTATATAATACTTCCTAAAATTAATAATCTAACAAGTGACGAGTTAATTAATGATAATAAATGTCTAGGTGTATATATTGATATAGCAGATATATATATTATTAATCCTACAATTATTATATTATCTCTTGTTAAATGCTTATTAATCATCTTTTGACTATTCTTAATAAATTTTACTTTGAATATATCATTTAAATTGTCCATTTAATATATAATAATATTAAAATTATTAATATTATTATAATTTTTTTTTTAAAATGGAGCATACATTTTAGAAGGATTTCCAGATAAATTATTGGCAGGTAAAACCCCCTCTGTGGATTGGTTTTTATCTTCATTGGTATCAAATAGTTCAGATGAATTATCGAAATTTTCATCTACTGAACTGAAAGCATGTGGATTAGCAAAACCTTCTTCTTCTTCCTCTTCCTCTTCCTCTGTTGAATCAAATGTCTCATTATTATCATCATCATCATCATCATCATCATTATCGGCACCATCGCCATCTTCATTGTCATCATCATCATCATCGGTACCATCACCATCTTCATTGTCGCCACTATTGCTATCACCATCATCCATTTCATTTTCATCATCGTCGCCCATAGGTGAATCAAATCTTTCTAAATTCATGAAACTTTCAGCGTATCTTTTATTGGCAACATTAAGAGTTACTACAAAAGCAACTGCTAACATAATAGCTACTTGAACATTTCTACTAGCTACAAAAGCAATAAGAAAAATAAATAGAACTTTTCCAATAAAAGTGTCAAAAAATTTAATAACAACGTTAGGTAAAGCAGGAGCAGCCAAACCAGCATATAATGCTAATAATAAAGAAACTACCGCAGTTACATTTTTATTTTCCAATACATTAGTTACAGTTTTTAAATACATATCCATTATTCCTTTATATATATAAAATATATTTTTATTAGAAATCTATTTTATTTTTTTATTTATTAATTTAATTAACCCAATAATTAGATATTTAATTAAAATATTTTTCTCGATTTATAATAACATGCCATACTGTACTATTGAAGAAGCTTGGGGTACAAATTTAACCTCTAATAAATCTGATAAAAGATTTAAAAAAATTACACCCGATAATGGGTTTACTCCTTTAGAAATGGGTTATTCTTTAGAATCATATCCAGAAACAGATGTATATGATCAAGAAGCTAAATCTGTATTTACTAAGGGTAAAAAAAAAAAAGTTAAAAGAAGAAAAACATTTTCCAGAAATTATAACAGGTTACCTGAACATTCTGGTCCAAAAACAAGATTACCTAAACAAGGTAAAAAACAAAAAAGGTTAATAATACAGGAAAATGAAAAAAAACTTGATGATATGGAAAATCATCCAAATTTAAATAATTTAGATTTACCTACAAATGAATATGATAAATTATTAGAACAGAAACTAAATGATGAATATTTATCAGATAGTGATGGTTCAAATACTGAAGAAACTTTTCAAAATAAAGAACATTACGTAACCTTTTTAAAATCTGAAAATGATAAATTAAGGGATATTATTAAGGGATTACAAAATAATAATTTTAACAAAAATGATAACTTATTTGATTTAGTTGTATTTATATCAACAGGAGTATTTATCATATTTTTATTAGAAACCTTATCTAAATCGATAAGAAAGTTTTAAATTTTAAATTAATAAATTAATAAATAACTAATTTAAAATTTTAATGATATTCTATTCTATTTAATTTATTTAAAAAATTAACAGATGGCTTATAATCTTCAATATACCTATATTCAATTTTCTTAGGTTGACTATAAGATTCTATTAAATTATTTATATTTGTATTTTTAATTTCAGGATGTTTTATTTCGCTTGGAACATGATTCCAGGATATGAATATAAGATTCGGATAAGTATAAAGAATTTTAAATCCATTTGTTTTTAACTTTTTAACTAAATAACCAGCACAATTTAATGTATCATATTTTGGAACACCAAAAATAAATTCAGGCACAATATAAAAACAAAAGGAATCTCCTTTAGAAGAAATAATTTTTATTCTATGATGTATTTTTCTTAATACTTTTTTATATATTATGTGCTTATTTATTTCTTTTTGATCTCTCACATTATTTAGAGCGAAAACATTTATCATTACTATTTTATATAAACAATTTTTTTTTTTTTTACAAATTAATACTTAAGATTTACTTAAAAAAATAATTTATATATTTAACTAATAATGATTGAAAATTTAGTTTTTAGTGGAGGTGGGACAAAATGTATATCTTTTTTAGGAGTTCTAAAATATTTAGAAGAAAATGATTTAGACTCAAATATTAAAAGTATTATTGGTTCATCTGGGGGATCTATATTTTCTTTAGTATTTGTATTAGACTATACATATAATGATCTAGAGAATTTAGTTCTTAATCTAGATCTTGAAATACTAAAAGACGTGAGTGGTGAAAACCTTATTAACTTTTTTCAAAATTATGGATTAGATACTGGCAACAAAATCGAACATTTAATAAAATTATTAATTACTAAAAAAGGTCTTTCTGAAAATATAACATTTTTAGAATTATACACCAAGACTGGTAAAACTTTAATAGTTACAGGAACATGTTTAAATAAACAAAAAACCGAGTATTTTAATCATATAAATACACCAAATATGATGGTATATAAAGCTATTAGAATTTCAATGTCAATTCCAATTATATATAATAAAATCGATTATAATTCAAATATATATGTAGATGGGGGTGTAAGTAATAATTATCCCATTGATTATTTTGACGATAATTTATCTAAAACTTTAGGATTTTTGATTATATCCAAATCCGATAATGAATTAGTTGAAATTAAAGGAATAGACTCATTTATGTATTACAATTTATTGATATTATCATCAAGTATTGATCGTAGTAAATATTTACTTTATAAAAAAAATACTGTTAAACTGTCATGTACATATAATAATTTAAAATTCAATTTAACAAAAGAAGAAAAACTTCAAAATATAAATAATAGTTACCTAATTACTAAAGATTATTTTCAAAATATATTAGTCAAAAAAGAGGTTCAAAAAAAAAAATCCAAAAAATCAAATATTAACCTACAAGAAATAATATCTGAAATAAAAATTAAAAACCTATCAATTAATTTAGAAGATTTATTTAAAAAATAGAAGTAAATTATTAACAGGTTAAACTTTTTTTTCTTATTAGATAGTATAATTAAATGGACAATTTATTAAAAAATATTAATTTAGATAACTCTATTGTTTATGGGTTATTGGCAGTGTTTTTAGCATTATATGGACCTAGATTACATCCTAAGTTACCTGAACCTGTAAGAAATATGTTTAATAATAATTATTTTAGATTTGGTATTATATTGATAATTACCTACTTATCAACTAATAATTTACAAGCCGCTTTATTAGTTTCAATTAGTTTTTGTTTAATATTGTCTTATACTAATTCACAAGAAATAGAAGCTGTCGTTGAAGAACAATTTAAAGAAAATTATTCTAATTTTGATACTATTAGAGAATTTTATGATGATGAAGAGGATTTTAAAAATCCAGCCTTAGAAACTGCTGAAAAATCTAGAGATGATGATAAGACTGAGCAATTTTATAATCCAGAATCTATTATGGATAAAGCACAGGCGTCTTTCGAAAAAGGTATTCCCGATAATAAAGAAGATTTTAAAGAAAATAAAGAATCTTTTAATAATTATGAACATTTTGTAGATGAAGAAGCGGAAGAAGAAGAAGAGGACGAAGAAGTACCAAATGTGTGTCAAAATAATAACAAAAGTAAAGAATGTTTAGAGTTATGTTATGGATCTGCTGGTAATGGGAATAAATGGTGTGCTCGAGTTCATCCAAATCCACAAAAAGTATTAATGGTTAGTAAAGAACATGAGAAAAAAACAGAATCAAATAAAATGGTTTCGGAAGATACTTCAAAAATGGGAAAAACTGAAGAATTTTCAAATATTCCTGGATTAGACCAATTAGATTCTTTAACTAAGAGTATTGTATCCCAAGTTAAAAAATATAAAAATTTAGTTTTATAAATTTAGTTAAAAAATATCACTTAATATTATATGAATAATTTATTAAGTTTTATTATTGAATATAAAATAATTGTTTCTGCTGTAATTTCAGGAATAATATATAATTTTTTGAAAAATTATAAAATAGTATTAATATCATTTGCTATTTCAATGTTGATTATACATTATTTGGAAAAATATGTGGTTTATGAAAATTTTAAAATTTTCCAAAATGTAACCGATCGAAATTTTTTCTGTAAAGCTATTGATAAAGTTGCTACCAAATGTCAAGGTAGTATTGTGAAAAAAGATTGTTCTAAAGGTAATAAATGTAATGATTGTGAAAAATTTAATTATCATTTAAGTAAAACCAGAAAATTATTGAATTCGATAATAAGCAAAAATATGTAAATTAACATTGGAAATTAGTTTAAAAACCTGTTGAGAAATTTTTCTCCTCTTATAATATATAAATGGCTGAAACAGTTAAAAGTCTTAAAACTATGTTAAATCCTGAATATTTGGTTCAAAATTCGTATTTATTCGGAGTTCTATCTATTTTCTTAGCTATGTATGGACCAAGATTACATCCAAAATTACCAACACCTCTTAAGAATTTATTTGAAAATCCCTTATTTAGAAGTGTTGTTCTATTTATGATTGTTTATTTATCATCAAGCAATTTTCAATCAGCAATTGTAGTTACAATTATATTTTTAGTTACAATGAATTTATTACATACATCTAAGGCTTTAGAATCCTATGTTAATATTCAGAATGAAAATTTTGAAAACTTTGGAGCCCCAGTATCAAAATGTTCAAATTATAACAATGGATCTATTAATACATATGGTACACCATTTTATCCATTACATGCTCCTGAATCTGATGATACTAGTTTAGGTTTAAACCCAACTATTGATTATACTAAAACAGGTAAAAATTAATTAAGTTTTTAAATATATATATTTATACTATTTAAGAATTTAAGATTTATCCAAATATAGAACCTATTTTTTCCTTAAGATATTCTATAAAACCCATTTCATTTCTTTCTCCACTATATACTTCTTTTTTATCACCTTCTTTGTATATAAATGTTGGATATCCTTCAACTCCCTCTTTTTCTGCTAATTCGGGGTTTTTCTCGCAATCTACCATTACTAACTCAAGAGTTTTATTACCAAATTTTTTGTTATTATATTTCATCATTTTTTTAAATTCTGGTTTAGCTGCTTGACAATGAGGACACCAATCTGCGTAATACATAGTAAATACGGCATTAGAAGTGTTTGAATTGAAATTTTCAGAAAAAACATTCACTTCTTTTTCTTCTTGTGTATTTAATAAATTATTACGATTAAACATACAATATACCAAAATTAGTGAAAATACACTAACTAATACAATAGTTAATTTCATTCCTGGTGTTAAAGCTTGAAATTTATTGATTAAATCCATTTATATTATTATAATATATTTTTATTTATTATTTTATCATTTTTCTTTATTATAAAAATTATAACTTATTGATGTTGAATATCCATATTGTGAAATTAATTTTTTTTCATATTCTATAACTTCATCTAAATTTAAAATTACTTTATCTCTATTTAGTGTCTCCATTACAATATAATTTTTATTATTTTTACTAATATATTTTTTCATTGCTTCTCGATATTGAGTTAACGTTCTTACTTTTATATTATTTACTTTATCTAATAGTGATCCAGTATTTATAGTGTTGTATTCTCCTATTTTTGAATTTTTAAAAATATGACTTATTATAATGTATGGTTCATAAATTTCTTCATTAACTATCAAATGAATAAGATGATGAAATTTCTGTATAATATGATCTAAATTTAAATTCATTACTACTAATCCAGCAAATACTTCATAATCTATTTTTTCTACATGTGGAAAAACTTGACGAATAGGGTAAATATCTGGGAATGTTTTAAGAGTAATTTTATTATTTATTATTTTTTTTTTATCAAGACTATAAATTGATATCTCCATTTCACTAAAAGGTTTTTTACGTTTTACAATATATTCTAAAGGAACTTTAGCATCTTCCCATTCAACTGAAATTTCCCCATAATAATCTATATTATAATTATCAATACTATGTAATATATCCCCTTCTTTCGCAAATTTTTTAAATGGAGATCCTTTTAGAATTTTCTTAATTATTTGACCTTTAATATTCGATATATTAACATTATACATTTCCTTATAATTATCATTACCATTAACTAACAAAATTCCTAAAACATTTTTATATATTATTTTTTTACCAGAATTAATCATAGAGTCTATGACATTTTTGAAAGCATTAATTGGAACTATTAAAGAACTATCTTCACTCCCAGCAATAACTGCTGAACTAACTCCTATAACATGGTTGAACTCATTTAAACATGGTCCACCAGAGTTTCCAGGATTAAGCGCAACATCTGTTTGAATATTATCACCTCTTCTACCACTTATTGTTCCTGTAGTTCTCATTGGATATTCTGAATTATCCGGATAACCTAAGGCATATATTTCATCTCCTAAATTAATATTTTCTGAATTTCCAAGATTTAAAAAAAATTTATTTTTATGATCCCTAATTTTTATTATAGCTAAATCAAAATCAGGATATACACATATAATATCCGCCCTAAATATGTTCTTACCCGTTTCTGGTAAAGTTATCCATATTTCTATAATATTTTTAACAACATGAGCACATGTTAAAATATGTCCGTCATTATCAATAAAAAATCCAGCACCTATTGATTTAGATTGTTGAATTATATTATATGGTATAAGTGGATCTAATACAATATGAGTTGGTATAATTTTAACAATACAGTTATATATTTTTTTTTGTTCTAACTTATTTTTTTTAGGTTTATTTTGAAACATTTACTATATAAAAATATTATTTTCATATAATATATTTTTTGGATAATATATATAATTATTTATAGCAATTCTTTAATGTTTTCAGGCAATGCTTCCATTTCAGTTTGATAAAACTCTATAATGCTTTGAAGATGTTGATATTCCTTTTCAGTGCAGAAATTTATAGCTATACCCTTTCTACCATATCTACCACTTCTTCCAATTCTATGAATATAAATTTCTCTAAATCTTGGAACATCATAGTTAATTACAATTGAAACTTGTTGAACATCTATCCCTCTAGCAATAATATCTGTAGTAATTAGAATCCTACTATTTCCCTTTCTGAAATTTGACATAATTTGATCTCTTTCACTTTGTGGCATTTCCCCATGTATACAATCTACTGTATGATTTAATTCTTTTAATTGTTCTCTAATATATTCTGCTTTTCTACGAGAGTTCGCAAAAATTATAGATTGGGAAATAGCGAGTTTATCATATAAATCAGACAATGTTGCTAATTTCCACATTTCTGATTCTACTCCAAGATAATATTGCTTAATACCCTCCAATGTTAATTGCTCTTTTTTAACTAAAATTCTTAATGGATTCTGCATAAACTTTCTTGTTAATTCCAACGCTTGTGTTGGCATTGTAGCACTAAACAAACATATTTGTGACTCCTTAGGTATATATTGAAATATTTCGTAGATTTGATCTTTGAATCCCCTGGATAACATTTCATCTGCCTCATCCATGATAAATGAATGAATCCTATCTGTTTTAAGCACATATCTTTTAATCATATCAAATACTCTACCAGGTGTTCCTACTATAATATGAACTCCCTTATCAAGAATTTTAAAATTATCATCTACTTTAGTTCCACCCATTATAAGTGCACCTGATAACTTCATATAAGCATTAAGTGATTCCATTACATTAAAAATTTGAGAAGCTAATTCACGATTTGGTGCTAAGATTAAAACCTGTGGCTTTAATAGCTCTTTATCAATTGTCTGTAAGGCCCCAATTAAAAATGTTGCTGTTTTACCAGTTCCCGATTGGGATTGTGCCACTATATCTTTTTTATCAATAAGAGGTTTAATAGCTCTTTGTTGAATAGATGAAGGGCCTTCATAACCATAACCATAAATACCTCTTAACAGATCTTCCTTTAGACCCATTGAATCAAAGTCTTTGTATACAGTTAATTCTGAAGAATTATCAACAATTTCCTCTCCCCCCTCATATTCGTTTGCATTTTCGTTTTTATAATCCATTTATTATCAATTGTTTTTTAATCTTTAAATAATAAATTATTTGAGATATAACAATCAAATTTTTTCGTTATCTTTAATAAGTTAAAATATTTTACATATTATATTAAGGCTATATGAATAGCTTAGAAAATTCAACTTATAATAATACTAATAATAATAATAATACTAATAATATTATAGAAAATTTACATCAGTCAAACTATTCTTTAACTAAAAATGTTATTAATTTAACAAATGATTTAGTTCATTTTAGTTCCAATTATGATAGATTAAATTCAAAAATTACTTTAATAAATGATGAAAAAAATAAATTAGTTTCCGATAAACATACTTTAATTATTGAAAATAATATCTTTAAAAATAAGATAACACTCTTAGAATCTGATATCGAAAATAAGAAATATGAAATTTATTCTAAAGATTTAAATATTAAATCTTTAAAAGAATCATTTGAATTAAATTGTCATTCTAAAAATATTCTTATTCAAAAATATATAGATAGTGAAAAGAAAAGTGAAAAAATAATATTTGAATTACAGAATAAAATTAAAAATTCACAAAATAAAATATCAGAACAAGAAAAAAAACTATCCTGTTCTATATGTTATAAAAATAGTATTAATATTTTATTAGAACCATGTAATCATATGTGTATTTGTGAAACTTGTTTATCTGAACTAAGTAATTATAGTTTAGCTTGTCCAGTATGTAGACAAACATTTACAAGCACTAAAAAAATATATTTTTAAACTTTTTTAACTATTTCATGATTATTTGTGCAATTTTGATACTCCCTTTGACATTTAAATCCTGGGCAAAGTTTTTTTCGTGTAGGCAAATGATCCCAATTATTTGTAGTTTTCTCAGTATTTTTAGCTTTTTCAAAATTTATATATTTTCTTGGTTTAATTTTTATAGAATCTTTAAATTTTTTCTTATTTTTTTTACAATTAATATTTAAATCATAGTCATAATATGATGTCTCTATGTCTTCATGGTTATACGCAACTAAATTACCGATACCTTCTTTTTTTTCATTTTTTCTATATTTTTTATAGTTTTTGGCATAATTAATTAAATCTCTATCTTTATCTTTTTCCTTAAGATTATAGTATTTAGCTCTTTGTTCTATTACTGGATTAAAAGGTTTAGGTTCTTGACATGTTGTATTATCTTTACTTCTAAAATGTTCCCTTTTTTGTTTTTGTTTATTAGTTTTTTCTTTTTTTTTGCCTTTTTTACCCCTTTTACCCCTTTTACCTATATAATTATTGAAATTTTCAACATCTTCTCCATCAACATTGATATTTTGTTTATTAATTAATTTAACATCATCCTTTTTATTATTGTTTTTAACATTTATAATTTTAAATTTTCTACGTGGTTTTTTAATTATTTCTATTGTAATATTATTTTTAGCTCTTGGAAATTTAAATCGCAAATCCTGTAATTTATAATTTACAGTAGTAGATATAGCTAATCCTAAATAATATCCTAGAATAAGAGTTAGTATAAAAACTAAAATAAAAGACCCTAAATTATCTGATAATTTCATGAAATATATATATATTAATCATACAAATTATTTTATCTAATTATATTAGTTAATTATGGTTAAATCATATTGTGACAAAGGATCAAAACAATCCCCAATTGAAATTAAATCTAAAAAAGCCAGAAGATGTTTAGCTAGTTGTGATTTAATGTTTTATTACAGAACATCTAAATGTAATATGATAGTTTCCAATAAAAACTTTATTATTGATTATGATAATGGTAGTTTTATAAATTTCAACCATGATGTATATGAATTACATAAAATTTCTTTTTCTGTCCCAGCATCCCATAAAGTTGATGGAAGTTCATATCCAGTAGAAGCGCATTTATATCATAGATCTACTAATTCTGGGAAAATATTAATTATTGCTGTATTTTTAGATATTAATGACGCTATGTCAAAATCTAAAATTTTTTTTGATAAATTTTACAATTCTATACCTAAAAAAAGAGGAACTCAACGGTCATTAAATATGCCTAATAATTGGAACATCTATCACATTATTCCGGAAAATAAATCTTTTTTTTTATATGATGGTTCTCTTCCTAGATACCCATGTACGGAAGAAGTTACCTGGGTAGTATTCGATAATCCCGTAAATTGTAGTCTTAAATTCTACGAAAATCTTAAAAAAGTATCTGGAAATAATGCAAGAAATATTCAAAAATTTAATAATAGACCTCTTTTTTATAATCACAATAATTCAAACAAAGCAAACAGAAATTATGGAAGTAAATTGAGATGTTATACTGATAAAGATTTTAAGAAAGCTTGTTCTAAATTAGTTGGTAATAAAGATGTTGCTAAATTTAAAAGTTACCAAACATTAATAACTGCAATAATTGTTGTAGTAGTAGTAGTAGGAATATTATCTGTATTATGGTTAGTTGAACAAGGTTTATTAACTAAAACTATAGAATCTATCAAAAATATTCTTAATAAAAAAGTGATGTATCAATAAATTATTTACTAAGGGTTTCTATAAATTATTAAATTAAATCTAAATATTTATATAGAGAATTAAAGATATATATAATATAATGACTGATTTAGATCAAAACCAATTATCTAATTTTAAAGATAAAGTTAAGAAATATTTAAATTTAGATGACGATATTAGAAAATTAGAAAAAGTAGTTAGGGAAAAAAAGCAAGCAAAACAAAAATTAACAGAAGTTATATTAACTTTTATGGGAGACTACAATATAGAAGATATGACTACGGGTAATGGTAAACTCAAAAGAAGTGTTAGTTATACTAAAAAACCTCTCAATAAGGAAACATTAAAAAGTAAATTGGGTGAATACTTTAAGAATTATGAAAAAGGAGAAGAAATAGCTAATTATATAATTGATAAACGAGATAAAGAAGAAAGAGTGAGATTAAAAAGATTTATCAAAAAATAGATTTAAATAGATTTAAATAGATTTAAATAGATTTAATAAAATTTTCTTAAAGGTTTATTAAATTTATCCATTCATTTTCCTGACGTTTTTTTTTTACTAACACCTAATTTACTTCTAAGTTGTTCTAGTTCCTTTTCTTGATCGTCTATAATTTTCTGTTGCTGTTCCTGTTTTGATAATATTCTAAAAAAAAATGTTTCAAATACTGGTTCACTATCTGTATCATCATCCGAATAATGAAATCTTTGAACACTCCAACTAAATGTTCCATTAGATAAAACTACATATTTTGGATGAATTTTACGTAATAGTCCACCTAGACAAAATCGCTGAGATCCATTCTTAAGAGTTATATATCTTACATGAGTGCTTATATTTACATCTTCTATATCTTCCACTTGAACATAATTTTTTAGTTTATCTTTCCAAGCACCGTTTGTTTGTAAGGTATCTGTGTATGTGCTTTTAGGTCGTTGATAATTACTTTTAGCTAACCTTCTTGTTTTGGGTTCACATTGTACATTGGTGACACAATTTACTAAATTATTCTTGAAATTCATTATTATATAAAGATATAATTATTATTTTATGTAATTATTATTAATGGATATAAATTATTTAGATTACTTAAACAAAAAGCAACAAATGCTTGTAAAACATTTTAATTTAATCACATTAGAAAATATTTCAAACGTTAAAAATGGGGATTCTATAAGATTAATAAAAAGAAGTAACCTTCAATTTAAAAATGGAGGAGTTGCATTAAAAAATATAGAAGATTCAATCTTAATTAGAAATTTATCCTATAAATATACCTATGTAGTTAGTTTAGATAATTACATAATTTTACACAAAGCTAATGAGAAAAATAGTAAAACTAGAAAATTTATGGAATATTTATTAAATGGTTTAGAAAACAGAAGTATTAAAGTGACAAAAAAAAGTAATTAAGAATAATACTATTAAAAATAATATCATATTATATTAAATAATGGGTATTGGATACTTTCAACTTACAGTAACTAGTGAACAAGACAAATATTTAGTTGGTAACCCGCAATTTACATATTTTAAATCAGTACATAAGAGACATACTAATTTTGCTATTGAAAATAGAGTATTAAATTTTGTCGGAGAAACCACATTGAATACTAATTCAAACTTTGGGAAAAAATATTATGCTAAAATACCTAAAATAGGTGATTTGTTACATAGAATGTATATAGTATTTGAATTAGAAAGTGCTTCAGATTTAAAATCTATTCAACAGGAATTTGGTATATCAGCACATAGTTTAATTGATAATGTACAAATTAGTATTGGTGATCAAGTTATTGATAAACATACCGGTGATTGGTTACATATTTTTTCAGAACTTAATGGGAAAGGAAATATATCATTATGTGATATGCTCAATACTCATTTAAACTCTAAGGGAAATGGTATAGGAGGAGAAATTGAATTAAAATTTAAAGATGGTTTAGTGTATGTTCCATTACAATTTTGGTTTAATAGAAATGTTGGTTTAAGTTTACCATTAATGAGTCTACAATATAGTGACGTTAAAATTGAACTACAATTAAATAAAAGAAGTAAAATAACAAATATAGGTAATTCTGGTAAAAACAACTCTAAAATTAATCAAATATATTTGCTATCAGAATTTATACATTTAGATAAGGACGAGAGAGTTTTATTTGCTTCAAATCAACATGAATATTTAATTGAACAAGTACAAATAAATGATAAATTAAATGTACCATTAAAGACTGAAATAAGTGATTTAGATTTTGAAGAATATACGCATAAATTCGAATTACCATTTAATCATCCTGTAAAAGAATTAATATGGGTTTTACAGGATTCCAATTCTAAAAAAGATATTACTGGAAAAGAATATATAGACTCTTGGAATTTACCAGTAACCAAAGAAAGAACAAATGTTGGTAACCATTTATTTAATTATTGGAGAAATTTAGATTGGGAAAACCAAGCAGATCAACTTATCAACGCAACTATAAGTTTAAATGGGACAGAATTATGTAAACCACAAGGCGCAAGTTATTTTAGAAATGTTCAAAAATATCAATACCATTCTGATTTCGGATATGACAATTTAAGTTTTACAAAAGATCAATATAATTATTCAAATGCTGATTTATCAAGAGGGAGTGGTATATATAGTTATTCATTTTCCCTAAATCCAGAAAATCATGAACCTTCTGGGAGTTTAAATTTTTCTAAATTAGATAAAACTGAACTCCGATTAAGAATAAGAAGAGATTTTCATAATAATTCTAAAAGTGAAGGATTTTCTCTTAACAATAAAATACTTAAGATTTTTGCGCTAAATTATAATGTATTAAGAGTTATGTCTGGACATGCTGGATTAGTTTTCCAGAATTAAATATTGTAAATTATGGTATAAACTATAATTTAAAAATATTGCTGTATATTAAAATGTCAGTAAGTAAAATTATATTAAATGCTACTGGGGAACAAGATGATAGTTTATTTAAAAATTCAGAATTTACTTTTTTTAAGAATAAAAGTTCGAGACATACCAATTTTGCCAAAACTCTTGTAGAAATAGATTCAAATAAAATTCAAAATAATGATACTGTAATTAATTTTGGAGAAACTATAGATTTTACTATAGATAAAACAAGTGATTTATTATTAAATCTAACGGTTAAATTCATTTTACAAGACAATGATAAGGATATTAATAATTGGAATAATTTCGAAAAAATCGTTCCAGAAACTTTATTTGCTTTAATCGATTATATAGAAATTATGAGTAACGATAAAGTTTTACAAAAATTATCTGGAATATGGATGTATACTTATTTTTCGCTATATAAATCAAATAATAAACATTTATTTGATAATGCCAGTGCTAATATTTTTACTAAAACTAATTTATTAGGCGAAACAAATAAAGAATATACTCTACATTTACCTATCCCTTTTTGGTTTTCTAAATCCAGTGAATTAGCATTTCCGTTATGTTCTTTAGAATATGAAAAAATTTCAGTTAATATTAAAATTAATGATTTTCATAAAATTTCAAAAAACGCACTTGAAAAAAATTATATTATAAGAGGTTGTAAATTATTAGGAGAGTTTATAGAATTAACACAAACAGAGAAACAAACATTTTTACAACAACCTTTAGAATATGTCATTGACCAAATAGAATATAACGGTCCTCATAATATATCTGTTAAAAATGAAAAAAGTTTAAGACAAAAAATTGAATTAGAACAACATTATTTAGTTAAGGAATTAATTTGGATATGTAAAGAAAAAAATCCAAACAATCTTAGAAATTATTTTAATTTTTGGCATAATAATAAAAATGACTATATGAGAACGGATCATTTTAAAAATATATCAATTTTATTAAATGGAAGAGTATTAAATCCTAGATTTCCAGCTTCATATTATAGATTAATTCAGCGTAATCAACATTTTAAATCTGATTACCACGTAGATAATGATAAGAAAGTAAAGAATAATTGTATCTATTCATATTCATTTAATTTAAATCCTGAAATAATCCAATCATCTGGATTTTTGAGTTTTACTAAATTTAATAGTATACATTTAGATTTACAAATGACAAGTAATTCAAATACTACAAAAGATAGAGAATTATTTATTTTTATAAAGAGATTTAATATAATAAGAGTTAAAAATGGGAGATTAAATATTTTGGCTAATTAAACTTATTTTTTGTATAGAAAATAAAAAAAAAATCTCATTATATAGTATAATTTAAAATGGGTGGTGGTTTAATGCAATTAGTAGCCTATGGCGCACAAGATGTTTACCTCACGGGTAACCCTCAAATTACTTTCTTTAAAGTAGTATACAGAAGACATACTAACTTTTCAATGGAATCCATTGAACAAGTTTTCACTGGTAATGTTTCTCTTGGTAAAAAAACAAGTTGCACTATCGCAAGAAATGGTGATTTATTAGGAAAAATGTATTTAGAAGTTGATATTACTGATGGTGGAAAAACATTAGTAGCAAGACCAGGTCATGCCATGATTGATTACGTCGAAGTTGAAATTGGTGGACAAGCTATTGATAAACAATATGGTGAATGGATGGATATTTGGACACAATTATCACACTCTGGTGAACAATTCCAAAAATTAGAAAGACTTGTCGATGCTTCTCTTCCAGGAAAAGGTGGTAACAAAAAATTATATGTTCCTCTTCAATTTTGGTTTAATAGAAACCCTGGACTTGCCCTTCCCCTTATTGCACTTCAATATCATGAAGTCAAGCTTAATTTACAATTACATAAAGCAGCAAGAATTTGTGCTAATTCTACAGATAATGATGGGGTAAAAATCAACAACATCTGTCTTTTCTGTGACTACATGTTTTTAGATACAGATGAACGAAGAAGATTCGCTCAAGTTTCTCATGAATATCTAATTGAACAAGTTCAATTCAACGGAAAAACTTGTCTTGGTCAAAAAGATTCATGTGCCAATGTTGAATTAAGATTTAATCACCCATGTAAAGAATTAGTTTGGGTTGTTCAGGATGGGCGAGTAGTTGATGGTGCAATTAATGAACCATTTGCCTTTGCTGCCGATACTAATGTAGGAAAAGACGATTTTGTTAAGAGTGCTGTTTTACAATTAAATGGCCATGATCGTTTCCGTGAAAGAGAAGGAACATATTTCAGATGTGTTCAACCTTATCAACATCATACAGGTGGACATGATCAACAAGGTAATAATGGTGACGCAAGAGGAATTGGAGCCGAAAAAGGTTTTATCTACTCTTACTCTTTTGCTTTAAGACCAGAAGATCATCAGCCTTCTGGAACATGTAATTTCTCGAGAATTGACAATGCGTTGTTAACTATGAATTTGGCTGAATCTTCTGAAACGGATGGTAAAGAAGTTAGAACTTATGCTACAAACTACAATGTCTTAAGAATTATGAGTGGTATGGGTGGTTTAGCTTACTCTAATTAAATTTATAGAATAACTTTTATTTTAATAACAAAAAAATATATAATCTTTAGAGTATTTTTTTGTTTTTATTGTTTGAAAATTAAAAAAAAAATCTCATTATATAGTATAATTTAAAATGGGTGGTGGTTTAATGCAATTAGTAGCCTATGGAGCTCAAGATATTTACCTTACAGGTAATCCTCAAATTACTTTCTTTAAAGTAGTATACAGAAGACATACAAACTTTGCTATGG